ACGGTTTCATTCCGAACCCAATGCTGAAATATCCGAGGAATAGCTTGTGCCCATGTCGATCTGGCAAAAAATTCAAAGTTTGTCACCTCGATGGCATACCAAAGCAGATTCCAAGTGCCGCGACACTATCGCAAGCGGTCGCTGCAAAAAAGATTAAAGACGCATTAAAGGGGGAGGAATGAAGTATTTCAAATACTCTCGACATGGGAAAGCTATGTATATAAATTTAGATAAAATAAAGTGGGTGTTTATCGAAAATGAATCAAAAGCGATATTTTGCTCTGACAAAGGTGAGCAAGTTATAACCTTGGACGCATGTGAGATGAGAACTCTTAGAAAGAAATTGGAGATGTTATGAGAAAACCAAGCCAATGGCAACACACGGAAAAGAACCCAACTCGGACCTATGTCGGTAAATACAGCCGTTCTTTAGGCGATGAAAGAATATTTGAGCTTTCATCTGCACTTAAAAACGGTAAGATCCATACTATAAGCTTTGAATCACACGAAGCTGCTAAGAGAGTTGGATGGAAAAAGATAAAGTAAAGACGAAGTTCACTATTCCTATAAGCCACAAAGGGCGTAAAGTTGAGAAGCCGGCTCCTTTGGTCAACCCTAGAAAAGTTGAAAGAACGGCTAAGTTCAACAAGAAAAAGGGGAGTAAAAGATGAAGTTCTATTTTTACAATACTGTTTATTTAACGGTTGTTTTGCCATTGTTCATATTGTGCGCTGTTTTATTCATTCCTGTGGTTATAATTTCTTGTATCTCGAAAAAGAACTTAGGTTACGAGGAAAACAATAAGATTTTGTTTATAACATGGGTGGATAAACTCTTTTGAAAAGTTGGTTTAATGAATATTTGGGTTCTTTGCTTCATAGACTCTAATCGTACAATCTGGTACTTGGAAAAAAACGGAGAGATATTCCGGCTTACAAAGTGCCTTGATGATGCCCTTGGGTTTTACACGAAAGAGAAGGCTGTGAGCGTCCTAGCCGACCTCAAGAAGTTTAATGACCGATTTGATGACTTCTTTAGTAAGTTGGAAGTAAAGGAATTTATATATCATGCAGAAAGTAAAAACTCTTCCGTCCATTAGTGAAGACAAGTCCGAAATCGACAAGATTGAAAAAGAGATTCGTGAAGCATTTAAGCGCGAAATCTATGTGCCACTTATGCGGTCACTTGGTAAAAGTACCAAAACACTTCAAAACTCCAAACTCGATTTGATTCAATCAATTGCTCAAGGAAAGATTCGGTATTCAAAAGGTCATTTCGTTGGCAAGTTCAACTCGATGATTTCAAAAGAGCTTCGATCTATGGGCGCGAAATGGGACGTTAAATCGAAGTCGTTCGCGTACCCTAAGGGTGCCCTAGATTCGGACGTTAGAAGTGCCTTGGCGGTCGCTGAAACTCGATTTGTGGCAACGCTTCAAGCAATAGAATCACAGCTTGGGAAAATATTGCCGGAAAAAATTGCCGAGTCCACTAGATTAAGTGAAATATTTGACACGGCACTTTGGAAAATGGACAAGAAAATTAAAAAGAGTCTAAAGTCCATAACCGTTGGCTCGAATATAACTCCAGAGGGTCGAAAGATCATAGCTTCCGAGTATTCAACTAATATGAAAAAATACATTCAAGATTTCACTGAGCAAGAGATTCTAAGGCTCCGTGAGCAAGTCCAGAAGCACATTCTAGACGGTGGGCGATATGAAGATCTTGTTAAAACGATCCAGCAAAGCTATGGAGTTTCGGCTAGAAAAGCTAAGTTTTTGGCACGGCAAGAGTCCAATCTTATGGTCGCGAGTTTCAAGAAATCTCGGTACAAAGATCATGGTATTGACCAATATATGTGGCGAACTCGCGGAAAAGGAGCTGTACCTCCAGTCAGGCCACGCCATCAAATGCTGGACAAGGAAATATTTTCTTGGGATGATCCTCCTATTACAGATGGCAAGGGGAATAAAAACAACCCTGGTGAAGACTATAATTGTTATTGCCAAGCTGTTCCAGTTGTGAGGTTTTAGTTGGGTAGGAAACAAATAAGAAACGCAAAGCCTGAAATCTATTACGGACTTCACTTTAGTGAGGGTGTGGCCGAGTATTCGGATGAGAACGGAGATTTCCGAGTCTATATAAAAGAGTCTGTTTGCAAGCAAATGGACAAAACCTTTCCTGGGTGTGTCGTATTCGTGGACCATGTTGCTGATGTTGATTACAATGATCCTGATTTGAAAGCCGATGGTTATGTTACCGATTCATTTTATAATAAGTCGGACGGCAAGCACTGGGCCAAGTTTGTAGTCACCTCACAAGCTGGTAAACAGGCCATTCAAAACGGTTGGACTCTTTCCAACGCCTACGCGATTAAGAAATCAGGGCCGGCTGGACGTTGGCACAATGTGGAATATCGGCAGGAGATTCTTGAAGGTGAATATGAACACTTAGCAATTGTGTCTAATCCTAGATATGAGGAAAGCGTTATATTGACCCCTGAAGAATTCAAGGCCTACAATACTGAAAAAGAACAAGAACTTGATAAATTAGCTAATTCTAAAGGAGAACAGTCTATGCTTAAGTTGTTTAAGAGACAAAAGGTTGAAAATTCAAAAGAACTTGCCGAGACACTAGTCACTCTGCCTGATTCCAAAGTGGACATGAGCATTGAAGACTGTGTGAAGATTGCCGATAAGGTGAGTCTTCAAAACGGAATCGTGAACGAAGACGATATGGTTCAACTTAACGAAGATGAGAAGATGTCCGTTAAGGATCTCGTAAACAAGTATAATGAGCTTGTTGAAGAGAAAAAGGAAAACGAGCTTTCTGAGGAAGAGAAAGAGGAAGCTGCCAACAAGAAAAAGAATGAGGATGAGGAAGCCGAGAAAAAGGCCAACGAAGCCGCTGAAAAAGAGAAAGAAAACAAAAAGAAAAATGAAGAAGATGAGGAAGAAAAGAAAGAAAACTCAAACTTCAAGAAATTGAAAAACGCTCATTTGAGAGATGAATCAGTGGTAACAATTGAACTCGGCTCTGATAAAGTTGCTCGTGGTCAAGCTCGTTATGGATCAAACTAAGGCTTAGGATAAGGAGAATATAATATGACAATTTCACAGAATCAATTCAACCAGACGCCAACTAAAGGTCAACTGGACATGAGAATGCAGCCAAACACAATCCCTTGTATCGTAAAAGACGATGAAGCGGTTCCCTTGGTCCCTGGGCAATCAGTAATGATTGTGGACTCTTCTGGTGGCGCTCCAAAGGTTACAGCGATTACTAGTGACCAAGATCCTGTTTTCGGTGTTGTGGCATTTAACGCCAAGAACTCATCTTATAAAGCCGGAACTCCTGTAGAAATCGCTTGCGATGGCAACGTGATTTATATGGAAGCTGGAGCAGCAATTGCTCGCGGCGCTAAGGTAATGAGTGTTGTTACTGGATCAAAGGTTCTTACCGCAACTAGCGGAAAAGTAATCATCGGGTTCGCTTTCGATAAAGCTCTTGCAGACGGTGACTTAATTCGTGTTTACATGACTAATCTTGAGTCCCAAGCAATTGCCGGAACTGCGACAAACGTACCAGATTTGGGTGGTTCTTTAACTGGAACGACAGACGGTGACTTGGCTGACGTTGCAGACATTGCATTAAGCACTTCTAACACTTATACGGACACCGCTGTAAATACTGCTGTAAACACAGCGATTGCAGAAGCCAACCTAAACCTAAAAGAGATCCAAACAACTGTAAACGACATACTTGCCGCATTGATTGCTGCTGGATTAATGTCTGCTTCCTAATCGGTAGGGACTAACGAATTTAAAGGAGAAAATTAATATGATCAAAACTCAGATTTTAAACTCAAAAGGTCAGCCGATTGTCTTAAATAGTCAAGAAAGCATGATCTCAAATAACCTAACCAAAGCTATAAACGCTCTTGGTTTTGAAGTGGACGTAACCACATTAACTACAATCGTGAAAAAGGTTTCAGAGCAAAAGTTCTTTGAAATCCCTCCGGCCGATTATATGCCAATCCGAGTGGGTGAGGGTGCTTGGTCAAGCCAATTACTTACTTACCGTTCGTTCGATTTGGCAGATGATTTTGCCAACGGTATTTTGAATACAGGTACTGGAAACTCTCGTTTAGCAAGTGCTGACGCTGGAGTGGACAGTCTTTCTGTAAACATTTACAACTGGGCGAAAGACATCGGTTGGACTGTTATGGAGCTTCAGCAGGCTTTAAAAGCTGGCAACTGGGACGTTGTTACAGCTAAGGAAAAAGCTAGAAAGAGAAACTGGGATCTTGGTATTCAGCGTGTTGCTTTCTTGGGTCTTCCAGATGTCGCTGGTATTTTAGGTCTTTTCACACAAGCTGGAATCACGGAAAATACTACAACAATCACTAAAGCTATTAGCACAATGGACGCTACTGAATTGAAAGCACTCGTTGCTACAATGATTAAAGATTACCGTGCCAACTGTAAGCAGACTGCGTGGCCAACTCACTTTGTTCTACCAGAGAGTGATTTCCTTGGATTAGCTTCACAAGCTTCCGCAGCTTTCCCAATCAAAACGGTTCTAGAGCTTCTAACAGACGCTTTCAAAATCGTGACTCGCAACCCGAACTTCCAAGTTCTACCTTGCGCGTATGCCGACCCTGGCGCTGGTTATCACGTTCACGCGACTCGCTATTACTATTCTCTTTATAACTCTGAAGAAGAGTCATTGAGAATGGACATTCCGGTTGATTACACTGGAACTTTGGCGAACAGCATTAATGGATTCCAGTTCCAAAACGTAGGATATGGCCAGTTTACAGGTGCTGTGGCTTATCGTCCGGCTGAATTACTCTATTTTTATTACTAATAGGGTGGCTTAGTTATAATCGTTCATAAAGGGCCACGTCATTGTGGCCTTTTTTTCTATGGGAGGAAGTCTTGAGCAATTCTTATGTAGATCCGTCAATCGAGGATTTTAAACAGTATTTTGTAAGAGATTTTGTCTACGGTGCCACAAGCGATACGGTCATGGATACCGATTTAACCAAAGCTAGAAAGCAAACGATTGCCACGATTACAACTCATTGTTTGGATTCTCAAGACCAATATGACGTTGGGTTCTTTCTACTTATGGCCCATTACCTAGTTCTTTCTCTCCAGGCGTCCTCGCAAGGGGTTTCTGGTAAAGGGTCTTGGCCAGTGGCGAGTCACAGTGTTGGGTCTGTTAGCGAGTCTTACAGCGTTCCACAATCCATTTTAGAGAATCCATATTATTCTATGATTGCCAGCACAAGTTACGGTCAACAATATCTGATGATGATTTATCCTTGTTTGATGGGCCAAATCTTTACGGTTGGAGGCGCGACTCTACCATGAGTGACTCTATTCGACTGGACACAACTGCATTACAAATACTTATCAAAGCTTTAAAAAAGATTCCAAAAGTTAAAGTTGGGGTTTTGGCTGATAATGTGGGTCGTTTTGGAGATGGTGAAAAGACCAATGCCGAAATTGGAATAATTCATGAATACGGTGAAGGTAATATGCCGATGCGGTCTTTTATTCGAATGCCTCTTTCGGAACACTTGAACGGTTATCTTAAAAAGAACGGTGCTTTCGACAAAGAGACCATTAAGAAAATAATAGATGAAAAATCGCTTTACTCGTTCGTTGCCAAAATAGGCTTTACGGCTGAGCAGGTTATCTCAGACGCTTTTGCTACGGGCGGTTTCGGTCATTGGCCACAGTCGGAAATGCGTTCCAAGACGAACAAACAGACGCTTGTAGAAACGACACAATTGAGAGATTCCATAACGTCCGAGGTGATTAAGTGAATTATAGTCCATTACCTCAAATGCAAGGTGCACTGGCGAATTGGATGGTTCCAATGGTCTTCATCAAGATAGTCAAAACAGTAGTTGATTTTCAAGAAGTCGAGACAAAAACGAATACCAATTTCAAAGGTGTCTGGCAGCCGCTCACAGGCCAAAAGCTTCAGATTAAACCAGAGGGTCAAAGAGCCTGGAAATGGTTCACTTGCCACGCTGAGATCGGTTTAACGCTTATTCCTGATGAGATTATAACTTACAAATCGACAAATTATAGGGTCATGGAAAAAATGGACTATAGCGAATACGGATATAATGAATATCATTTAGTTCAAGACTACGAGGCATAACGAATGGCTTTAGAACTGTTTTCTAACAATACATATTTAAGACCTGGGATTTCTACCGTCCTATCAGCATCCGGCGGTGTGGAGCCTTATGTCTACTCGATCTTAAGTGGGGGGGGGTCTGTAACCGCATCCGGTAAATACACAACTCCAATAGATGGCACTTATGGTCGGGCGGTTGTCCAAGTCATGGATGACAATGGAGCGACTGCTGAGATTTCAATATCGACCGTTGGAATTGTGGAGTTGATGTGTCAGATTCTACAAAAAGAGCTTGGGTTAAGTAATGGTCGGGTGTGGCTCTATAACCAGAAAATTGAAGAGCCAAAGGATCAGGGGTTGTACATTGTTATACGAGAAGCGTCTTGCAAGTCTTTTGCGAATAATATTCGTTATGCAAGTGGGTCCGGCCTCGATGGGATCCAATCTTCAAACTTCAGATCAATCCTTAGTATAGATATTAAAAGCCGTGGTCTTGATGCTATGAGAAGGAAAGAGGAAGTTGTAATGGCCCTTGGTGGGCAATACGCGGTTCAAATGCAAGAGCTTAACTCTTTTAGAATTGGAAAAGTACCGAACGAAATCCCTAATATTGGAGAATTAGATGGCTCTGCTATCCCATATAGGTTTAACATCACAGTGAATGTGCAGTACAGTGTCACTAAGACTAAAGCTACACAATACTTTGATACTTTTTCGGGCGTTGAATTATTTACAAATGATTAATGGAGGATTTAGATGAACTTAAGTATTTCAAACGTAATAAATATAAGCGTTGCCGAGTCTGGACAAGGCCTTGGAAACTACAACACAAGCAATTTGGCAATTTTTTCCAACGAAAAAGCGGCCGTTTCTTTCGGAAGTGATGGTTATAAAATTTACTTAGATCCAACTGAGGTCGCTTTGGACTTTGGAACGGACTCAGAAACATATAAAATGGCTTTAAAGATTTTCTCTCAGCAGCCTAATATTAAGGCAAACAATGGCTACTTAGTCATTATTCCAATGATTACACAAGTGGTGACTTTTGATTTCAGCGCGGCTCCCACTTCCGGTAACTTTGTTCTTACTTATGATGGTAATAACTCAGCGGCTCTTGAATGGGACGATACTGAAGCTGAGTTGTCTGAGAAGATCAAGGCGGTCACTGGTTTGGACAAAGTTTTTGTTGAAGGGACTATGGCAACATCTCTAGTAATCACTGGGTCGGGCACTTACGGAAGTCTGGACGATTTATTTACGGCGACTTCAAATACTTTGGACGCAAGCGGTGCTGTGACAATTACAGTTGTGGATACAGTGACTGGAGAAACAGCAGCGGCGGCGGTTACAAGAACTGTGGGCGTTATCGAGTATTTTGGGCTCATATTCACTCAAATCCTTTCTGAAGTGGATATGTTGGCAGCGGCGGCGGTTGTTCAAGCCCTTAACAAAATCTCTGCTTTCGTTTCGATGACAGCGGCTGACGTTGACCCTGACGGTATGTTAGACAAGTTGGCGCAGAGTTCGTTAACTCAATCGCGCGGTCTTTACTACGGCGGTGCCACGGCTTCAGAAGCACTTGGTTTCATGGCTGCGTACATGGGAAGAGCTCTTTCGACTAATTTCAATGGTTCGAATACGACTCAGACAATGCATTTGAAAGACCTGATTGGAGTTTTGCCAGATCCTTCAATGACTCAAACATTGCTTAACAAGTGCAAAGAAGCAGGGGTTGATACCTATATTTCAATTCAGGGTGTGGCCAAAACGTACACTTCTGGAGCCAATCAGTTCTTTGATTACATTTATAACCTTCGTTGGTTCGTTGGAGCTTTGGAAGTGGCTGGGTTCAATACTCTTGCACAACTTTCGACCAAGCTTCCTCAAACTGAAGGCGGAATGGACTCATTGAAATCGGCTTATAGAAGGGTATGTGAACAAGCGGTCACAAATCAGTTTATAGCTCCTGGGCAATGGAACAACCCAACGACTTTTGGTAATCAGGCTGATTTGATTACTAATATTCTAGACCGTGGATACTATATTTATTCGGTTCCGGTTTCTCAGCAATCTCAGGCTAACCGTGAACAGAGAAATGCTCCATTGGTTCAAATTGGTATTAAAACAGCAGGCGCGATTCACGATTCAACTGTAATCGTCAATGTTAATAAGTAAGGAGTTTGAATGAGCACAATAGCTTTATCAGGACAAGACACAATTGTAATTAACCAAAGGGTATTCGTGGACTCTGCTGATGGTGACACAGCCGTCTTGGATTTCCCTAACGAGATTGCCAACGTCAAAACTGGGAAAAATGGAAACTCTATTTACTCAGCAAACGCGAGTGGAAAACAAGCGGATTTCACATTACGTATAATCCGTGGCTCGGCTGACGACAAGTACCTCCAGAGCCTTTTAAATCAACAGCTGAACAATTTCTCAGGCTTTGTTTTAATGACTGGAGAGTTCGTTAAGAAGCTTGGGGACGGTCAAGGGAACATAACGAATGATACTTATATTTGTTCCGGCGGTGTTTTCACGAAGATTCCGGCAGCGAAAGAAAATCAAGATGGTGACAGTGAACAGTCAGTTTCAATATATGCCATCAAGTTTTCAAACGCTCCAAGAGTATTGACTTGATGAGAGCGCAAGAAGTTCTTAACATTGTTATTTTAGTTCTTATAGCTGTGTCAGTTCTTGTGGTGAATCATTTTATATTCAAGGGGTTAGTATGGATTTGAAAGAAGTTGAACTTCCGAGCGGTGCCAAGCTCAAAATAGGGCTCGCTCCATTTGCAGAAGGGCGTGATCTTTACCAAGCCATGCTCTCGGAAATGAAAGGTCTTAGTTTCGATGGCGAGAAAGAGATCGACCATAACTTTCTAAAGGATCTCTTTTGTATTGGGATGTCTTCTAAAAATATTGAAGAGAAAATTTGGAAGTGCATGAGTCGGTGCTTGTATAATGGTGAGAAAGTTACCACGGACGTTTTTGAACCAGTGGAAGCTAGAAATGATTACTTTATGGTCATGTTTGAGGTGGCCAAGGAGAATTTAATGCCTTTTACGAAAAGCCTCTATGCTCAGTACGAACACATTTTTCAAATGCTGATGAAAAAGAACCCAGAATAGAGGTTAGTGATGACGTATTGCTCATCTATTTTAGATTGGCAAAGGCTGGGTACGGAAAAGGTGATTTGGAGATTATAAAAAGAATGACCTCAAGAGAAGTTTTGCAAGCAATGGCTTATGAAGGGTTTCTTGCGGATTATCACCAAGCTTATATGGAGTTGAACAAGTGAAGATGGCAGAATTTTTCGCAACAATTGTTATAAAGGGGGGCGAGAAGGCTGGGAAGCAACTTGAGAAAGTTGATTCAGGTCTTGGCAATGTCAAAAAGTCTTCTCTTGCAGCAAAAGCGGCTGTCGTTGGTTTGGTATACGCTCTTTACCGAATGACTTCAGATTCAGCAAAACTCGGAACAACCTTACAAAACTTTGGGTCAACTACCGGACTATCAACTAAGAAGTTACAACAATGGCAGTTCGCGGCTCAAAAGGCTGGAGTCAGTGCCAACGCGGTCGCGAGTTCGGTCGCTGGTTTGCAAGATACAATTTCTGCAATGGTTGATAGAAATGAGGGTATGCCAAAAGGCCTTTCTATGGTTATGGCTTCTCTTGGCGGTAACTTTGATACGTCTAAACTAAAAGACACTTTTTATCTCATGTCCAAACTTCAGGAAGTTGTGAATAAAGAAGGTGTTGAGTTCGGTCGAAATTGGGTGAAGCCAATGGTCGGTGCCGAGGTTTTCGATGCTATGGCACAGAATAAATTCAACGCTGCCAACTTCGCAAAAGCTCCGGTACTCGGTGAAAACCAAATCGGAGCTCTTGCAAGAGTAAATGCTGGTTGGTCCGAGTTCTTTCAGAAATTCAGAATGGAGATTGCCAACCTAAATGCGGCTTTCGGTGAAGAGATTATCGGCAAGTTAAGCCAGATGGCTGTAAAATTTATTGAGCTTTTAAAAGTAATGATGAAGTTCTCAGCGGAGTTTAAAATATTTGAAAAGATTTCTAGGGTGTTAGAAAACATTACTAATATGATGGATCTAATGGTCGGAATGTCGAGAGAGCTTGGGCTTACAAAGCAAGAGAGAGAAAAAGCTGGGATGGTAGACACTGGAGTTGGGACCGCTGGTGATTTCTTGCGAGGAAATTCAGGATTTCAAGATTTTTTAAGAAAGAATATGAAATGGCTGATTCCAGACTATGAGAAAAAGTTTAGGGAAGATGGTAGTCCTAAAAACAATGAATCCATAAAGAATATAAATCAAAACTTCAATTTTCAAAACGATGGTCGAAACGCTGAGGAAGTCGGCAGGGCCGCACGAAAGGGCACTAAGGAAGGTATTTCAGCAGCTTTTTACAGCCGCCCTGGTGTAGCATTGGAGACATAGATGGCCAATTTAAACCTAGCGACACTCGGACAAGCTCAAAACGCAGCGACTTCTTTATCAGGTTTAATCCTTGCTATTCCTGAAACACTTCAGAGAGACAATATTGGTATTCAGCCAATGGTGCCTGGAAGCCAAGTCAACGAAGGGTTGAGCAAATACTACAAAAGTCCCCAAAACTTCTTTTTCCATTACCAAGGAGAAGACACAATTGATCTGCAATCAGACATAACAGATCATTACGTTGAGGATAACACAGCCATTGCCGACCAAATTGCCTTAAAGCCTGAGAGAATTAAAACAGAGGGGTTCGTTGGCGAGTTGAATGATGTTGCTCCAAGATATTTAACTGAAGCCAAAACAATAGCGGAGAAACTCACTCTTATAGACGGCTACTTGCCAGGCCTATCTGCCACAGCTCTTAGGGCTTACAACATCGCCTTCCAAGGGTACCAAGTCGGGGTTGGCGCAATGAACTCAGGGGTTCAAGCTTGGACCTCTATAAACGATTCTTCAGTGTCTACAAACGTGATTACTGGAAGTGAAACGCCGGAACAATTAGCCGAGCTGAAAAAGTCCACTAAATATCAGAATGAACAGCAAAGGGCTTTCCAATTGTTCTATGGGTATTGGAAGCAAAAACAATTGTTCACTGTTCAAACTCCTTGGGCAATCTTTCGTAATATGGTGATTGAAAGCATAAAGGCTTCCCAAAATGGCGACACTGATCAAGTAAGTACATTCAGTGTGACTTTCAAAATCATGAGGTTCGCTAAATTAAATGTGGTTCAAAATCAAATCAATCCTAATAACATGCAGGGGCGCGGTTCCGATCAATCGTCAATGGTTGCAGATTTAGGTGTAAACACTCCGGCTCCAGCCTCTAGCTCTTTCTCATCGCTTATAGGAGTTGGTTAATGCTTAAGGTAGTTTCAATTACAAATGACCCATTACAAAAGCAAACTCTTGTGCTTCAGGATGGGACTCAAATCAAAATTACGTTGGCTTACATAGAAATGCAATACGGTTGGTTTATTAGAGAATTGACTTACGAGGGTTTCGTTTTAAGAAATAAAAGACTTACTGATAGCCCAAATCTACTTCACCAGTTTAGGAATATTCTTCCGTTTGGACTCGCTTGCATAACTAAGGGGAGCCGTGAACCAACTCAAAAAGATGATTTCAAATCAGGTACTTCAGTTCTTTATATCTTGGATAAAGAAGAAATCGTTGAATACACGGATTATTTAAGTGGAACAAATTAAACTCGGTCGAAATTATAGGCTTATAATCCAGATCGAGGGCGGTGAAACGATTACTGTAAAGCCGCCGTTCACTCTGGAGTTTAATGCTATCAGAGACACTTTGTCCGATGCCAATGTCGGTGATTTCAGAATATACAACCTCGGTGCCGATGCTAGAGCCCTTATCAGAAAGGATGAGGACGATTCAACTGTACGAAAAACGGTTATTTTCAGAGCTGGTTACGGTGAGAATATGTCTCAAGCTTTCATTGGCAACATTTCAAAGGCTTGGTCTATTCGTGAAGGTGTTGATTTCGTAACCAATATAAATGCTTTTGACGGCGGTGCCGCTTTGGTCAATGTGACATTGGACGTAGCCTTCCCAAAAGGAAGTCCCCAAAGGTCTATAATTCGTTCCATGATTTCCAAACTTCAAGAGCAAGGAGTGAAGCCTGGAGCAATCGGGCAATATTTAGGGAAATCTCTCCGTGGAAACTCGTTTACTGGACCTGTAGCGCAAACACTCAGTGATTTAACAGGAGATGGGTTTTTCATTGATAATAATAAAGCCAATGTCTTGAAAGACAAAGAGGTGTTGGACGTGCCTATTTACAAGATCGACTCATCAACTGGACTTTTGGGCACTCCAACTCGCCAAAGACGATACGTTGATTTAGAGATGCTTTTTGAGCCTCAAATAGTAGTTGGACAAATGGTCAGGCTTGACTCAAGCACTATAGAAAGTAACTTTAATAAAAACGATCCTGGTTTCGATGGGATTTACAAGGTTTTGTCCGTAGCTCATCAGGGTATAATTTCCGAAGCCGTTGCTGGAAAAGCTACGACAACTCTTGGAATGATTCCTGGATCTTTTATTCCAGTTAAACAGGAGAGTGAATAATGGCAGGGCCAAAACAGTCGAGACAAAATACAAGACCAGAGCCAACTTTAAATGCTCTTCTCGATCTCCTTCGCCGTGAGATATTTCTAACCTTGAACTGCCATGCTATTGGGACCATCGAGTCTTTTAATGTGGAAGATCAAACGGCCTCTGTAAAAATGAATTACAAGAAAACGTCTTTCGATAAGAAAGTGGAAGATTCAAACAACTATGAAACCAACTACAAGGAATATCCTGTTTTGCTGGACGTTCCATGCGTAATCTTAGGCGGCGGTGGGTTCTCTCTCAGGTTCCCTATTGAGAAAGGTGACACTTGTCTCTTGCTGTTCAATGACCGCGATATAGACAATTGGTTCGACAGTGGGCAAGTCCTTCCAGTGGCCTCCAGGAGAGCGCACAGTCTTGCTGATGCAATGGCAATTGTGGGCCTTAGATCCAAAGCAAATGCTCTTGAGAATTATGATCCTGAAAACTTCCAAATCACTGATGGCAATTTAATGCTTCAACTCGGTGCCAACGGAAAGGTCAAACTCGAAAACGGATCTAAAAACTTAAACACTCTTTTGCAGGATCTTATTACAGAGATAAAGACAATGACCTTTGCTTATAGTGCAGGGCCAACTCCAACTACGACAGGCGCTCCAGTCAATGCCTCTGCAATTTCTGCAATAGCCGATGAAATCGAGGAGCTTTTAGAATGATTGTACGTTCAATAGATGGGAATAATGACTGGAAGTTCGGCAAAGGTCGAAATGATTACAAAAGAGACAACTCCGCCGTAGCTCAAATGATTAAAACAAGGCTGCAGTCTTTCCTCGGTGATTGCTTCTTTGCCATAGATGAAGGCATTGATTGGTTCAACCTTTTGGGAGGAAAGGGCCAAATAGCCATTACAATCGCAATAGGTGCCACAATTTTAAACACTGAAAACGTGGTTAGTATGATAGCCTTGGACGTAGATCTTGATAATTCCACTCGCAGATTAAATGCTCAATACAAAGTGGCCACGGCTTATAGTACAATTTCGGATAGTATCAATGTTGCTATTCCGAGTTTTTAGGGGGATTAATGCCAAATCAAATAACCGCTACGGGTTTACAGACCAAAACTCAAGCTGAACTGATAGCGGAGTTCACGGCATCTTTTGAAGCTATTTACGGATCGGATATAAATTTAGATCAATCGACTCCAGACGGTCAGATGATGATGATTTTCATTCAGGCGACTCTTGACGTCTATGATCTTATTAATCAGGTTTACAACGGCTTCGATCCTGACAGTGCCTTTGGAGTGGTCCTGGACCAACGTGTTTCGTACAATGGGGTTCAACGGCAAGCTGGGACCTATACCGTTACAAACATCACAGTGACCACTGACAGAGCTCTGAACTTGTATGGAATGAACCAATCGGTTGAGGAAGTTTATACCGTTGAAGACGATGAGGGGAATCAGTTCCAACTCCAGCAATCTCAAGTTATTCACTCCGCTGGTTCCTATGCTTTTGCTTTCCAAAGTGTTACGCCTGGGGAAGTCCTTACTCTTTCGAACACGATCCAAACTCCTGTTACAATCGTTTTGGGCGTGGCTTCAGTGAACAATCCGACAACTTATACAACACTTGGAATCAATGAAGAGTCCGACAAGGATCTTAAAATCAGGCGTCAAAAGTCCGTTGCTTTGGCCTCGCAAGGTTACAACGAGAGTTTGACGGCAATGCTTTTAAATATGTCAGGCATAACTGGAGCCGCTGTTTACGAAAACAACACCGCCGCGACCGATGCGGACTCAATACCTGGTCATTCTATTTGGGTTGTGCTGGCTGGAACGGCTTCGGACGCAGATATTGCCAATGCGATATATAGGAAAAGAAACGCTGGTGCCGGAATGAAAGGCTCTGAGAGCTACTATGTAACCCAGCCTGACGGCTCTCCATTCGAGATAAAATGGGATTTCGTAGATCCGGAAGACCTATTTATCAAATTTACGGCAGTGGCTTTGAATCCTGCCAAAAGCTTAAACTATCAGGTGCTTAAAGATTATTTGATTGAAAACTTCAAAACGAACGTGAACACTCCAGTCAACATTAATGCTCTTGGAACGGACGTTCAGGCGGCAGATCCAAATGTTTTAGTAATCAATGCTGGCTTTTCATTATCCGCTGGTGGTTCTTATACGGATCAATTAGATCCAACGACAAAAGCTAACCAGTTCGTTTTAGAAGAATCTAAAATAATCATCTTACCTATTCTTCCAAATCATCTTTCAATAGAGCTGTCTGTTGGGGCTGTACTCAATTTTACGGCTGAAGGCGGTTATGGAGCTTATACTTGGACCCTTGAGACAAACGCTTCGGGCGGTTCTATAAATGCCTCTACGGGCGAATATACGGCTGGAGGAAGCACTGGCTCGGACGTTTTAAGAGTCACGGATTCCCAAGGTAACTTCACTGATATAGAGATAACGGTGGTCTAATGACGGTTGAAGAGTTGAAACAGTATTATTCGGATCTTTTGATTCTCCAGTACAAGGGAAAACCAAAAGCCGCTGAAATTATAAAGCATTTAGCTTCTATGGTGATTTCCGATAACTTGCCAAAAACCGTTGAGGGCTCATTTGATCTTGAAACAGCAGAAGGCGCACAACTCGACAAAATTGGAAAGATACAAAATGTAAGTCGAAATATAGGGAATATACGGCTTGAGGACTCGGACTTTCGTTTGCTTATTAGTTTGGCAATTATTAAGAACACGAACGGTTCAAGCACTTATGATATTCAGGCTCTTTTACAGATATATTTTGAAGGACAGATATTCTTTTTTGATTACAAAAACATGAGGGTTAGCTACTTAGTCGATAACGATGTCTTCTCAAAAGTGTTTACAGAAGCTGTTTTGCAATCAGACTTATTGCCTTACCCAATGGCGGTCCAGAAATCGAGTGTGATTTATGCCGATGATTTGGAAATCACTAATTTCTTTGGATTTAGGACCTATGGTGCTCCAGGGCAAAACAATCGTCCATTTAATGATTACAATAGTTATCAAACAGACTGGCCATGGCTCAGTTATATATATAGAATTATCCCAGATGGTGAGCCGCTGACTACAGAAGGCGGCCTAATTTTAACCACAGAAGACGGCGAGGTAATAATTACATGAGAATTTTAAGTTTATTTCTAATTTTATTCAGTTTGACAGTTTACGGAAATGTGCCAATTACGTCATTACCATCAATTACAAATGTGGGTCTTGAGAATCCAGACGTTTTTCCAGTCGTGAACGTAAGTGGACCAACGACAAGCAAAATCTCCGTAGCGGAACTTGATAACCGTTGGGATACAACAGGACAAGATACTTTTTCTATAGGCGTCTCATTGCTGTTAGAAAACAGAGCATCAATGAAGTTTTTTGAGCCGACAGTGCATGGGACAAATTACATCGAATTGATAGCTCCGAACAGCATGGCTGGAAACACAAGTTACATTTTGCCTCCAGATGGTAATTCAGGTTATTTTTTGACCACGAATGGAAGCGGTTCTTTGGCTTGGACGAATACATTCAAAAGTCCAAACAACTTCTATCTTGATAATCAAACAGAATTAAGGTTTGTCGAAGCTGACGCGAACGGTAGTGATTATATATCATTTAAGTCGCCGTCTAGCCTTGCTGGTGACACCTTTTACACTCTCCCTGGTGCTGATGGGGATGATGGTCAAGTATTGAAAACAGACGGTACTGGAGAGTTATCGTGGGCTTCCCCTGCAAGTGGTTCAAAAAGTTATATTGATATTCCAAGTGCAGACTTTGAAAGCAATATCGGAAATTGGCTTACAGATGATGGGTCTGGTGCTAGTGCTTTATATCTAACTCTATCTAGGACTACTTCTCCAGGCGAAATTCTTGCCGGAACTGGGTCAATGCTGATTACAAAATCGGCTAATGATGCCACTGGAGAATTCATTAAATTAACAACTTTAACTATAGATCCTATTGATAGAAAAAGCGGTCTTTTTGGGACTATGGATTTCAAGCCGATTACTGGTTATGTCAGTTCAGGATATATCTTTGAAGCTTATGATCTAACAAATAGCCAAGTTCTTTATTCGACCGGAGATTCTCTTGGCCAGTTAGGTCTTGAGCTGGCAAACATCGAGGGTAAGTTTAATTTCGTTGTTTACCCAGAGGATGATACCGAGAGTATTCAGTTAAGGCTTAAGGTAAATGATACAAGTGCTGTTTCTTGGACAAACGTGGTTGACGAGTTCAAGCTAGGTCCAGCGGCTAAAGTAAGTACCATTTACAGAAAGTCAGCGACTATTGATTTAACTGGAAGTGGCGATTTTACTGGGGGCTCGATTCAAGTTGAGCGAGTTGGTAATCAGGTTAATATAACAGAGTTATCGGCAGTTACGTATGCTAGTAATAACTACCCTAAGTCGGCATTAGGTGTCATACCTGAATGGGCTTTATCTTCGATAGCGAAGTACAATGCTACAAGCTTTTCAACGTCATATATTATTGAAATGATTATAAGCCCAACTGGGCTCTTGTCTTATTATAGTGTAGACTTTACGGGGTCTACGATAGCCCTTACTAGCTCTGGAGGTATCAACTCAGTCTCCTACCTAGTCCCACCCATTCAAGGTCCAACAATGACCGAAAATGAATTGAGATTGCAGACTATAAAAGTTTCAGCAAACATAACTTCTGGAAGTAACACAACTAATGCTGCTTATCAGACAGTCATTTTTAATAACGAAGTTTATGATAATACTGGTTCTTATAATTCAGCTA